CCTGCGGCTCGGGAATCAGGGGGACGAAGTGGCCGATTTGCAGACCATCCTGAATGCCCGGTATGGCGCTGATCTGGATGTAGACGGCAACTTTGGCAAGGCCACAGAGGCGGCAGTCAGAGCCTTTCAGAAAGCCCACGGCCTGACAGCTGACGGCATTTGCGGGCCGAAGACCTGGAAAGCGCTGGGCGTACTTCCCGGCGAAGAGGATATAGCACCTGCTATACCCACACCGGAACCCGATGACCAGCCGCCCACCATCTGCATACCATACGCCGATTGGCTGGAAATCAAGGCGGCGATTTCCGCAGCATACCACATTGTAAAAAAACATGAGGGGGTGGAGTGAATGAACGAAGAACAGTATGCCGAGGTGGTGGCGAAGCTTGCAAGCAACGAAACGGAGCACAAAAGTTTTTGCCGTCGCCTTGACGAACATGATGCGCTTCTTCGGGAGCAGAACAAAATCGTTGTAGCAATTGAAAAGCAGAGCAACGCCATTGAAACCATGAATACCAGCATGGGCCGAGTGGAAAAGAAGGTGGACAGCCTTTCCGGGCGCGTGGACGCAATGGAAAAGAAACCGGGCGAGAAATGGGAAAAAGTCACCTGGGAAATCCTGAAATACGTGCTTCTGGCTGTTGCCGGGGTTGTAATCGGAAAATTCTTGTAATATGGAGGAAAGAAAATGGATAGTTTCGTAACGTGGGAAAGCCTGTTGTCCTTCGGCGGGTGTGTAGCTGGAACCATTCTTGTAACTGAGTTCATCAAAAAGCTGTTTGGTGAAAAGGTTCCCGCGCAGCTTGTTTCTTTCCTGATTGCCGCTGTGATCCTGTTCGTCGGGCATCTGGCAACCGGGACTTTCATCTGGAAGGAAGCCTTGCTGTATCTGATCAACGCCGCAGCGGTGAGCCTGTCCGCCAATGGCGGCTTTGATGCAATCAAGAAGGCTTTCGGCGATGACGAAAAAGAACCGCCCGACATTGATTTATATTGAATAATCCCTGCCCCGCTTCGGCGGGGTTCTTTTTTTATTGTTTTTGCATACCGTTTTGCATACCACAAACGGCACAAAAAGCACGATACGGCACGATTGGCACAGCGGAAAAGGCAAGCAAAAAGCCCTGAACCCTTTACGGTTCAAGGCTTTTCTTGGTACGCCCGGTGCGATTCGAACGCATGGCCTTCAGAGTCGGAGTTTTCCGGCCTTATGTGCCGAAAGCGTTATTTTTCAACGGGTACAAGGTAGGGTGATGGATTTTGCATACCGTTTTGCATACCATTCAGCATGTTTTCCACCTGATTGATGCTGTCACGGGTGCGCCTTTCCCCTACATGATCGTAAATCCTGAGAATCATTTTTTCATCGGCATGGCCCATCCAAATCATGGCTTGTTTCATGTCAACACCAGCATCACGGAGGAACCGGGCGCAGTAGGTATGGCGTAAATCGTGCGGCCTGATGCTGATTTCATGCCCGGCAGCGCGGGACAGATGAAGCATATAACTATCCCAAGCGCGTCTGAAAGCTGTATCTGTCATTACTTCGCCCGCTTTCGTGGCTGCGGCGCGTTCTGGCGCGTTTTTTAAGAATGGGTATAGAATGGATAGGATCGGGACAGAGCGCGTTCCTGCGGCTGTTTTGGGCCTTACAATCAAAGGGCGGTTTCCGCTGAACCGAACGGATTTATCCACATGGATCAACCCGGCGATTAAATCAATATCTTCCCGCGTCAAGGCCAGCACTTCCCCACGGCGCAGGCCAGCGCACATCATAATCATGGCGGCAAGTTGCATCCGGTGGGGTGTTGTTCTGATAAGCTGCATTTCTTCATCCGTCAATGCGCGGTGTGTTCCTGCCGGGGCTTTGGGCGGCTGGGCGTGCTTGGCCTTGAATGGGTTCTTCCGGCATAAATCGTTTTCAATGGCGGTTTCAAAAAGCGCCACATAAAGCATTTTAGCCCGGTGGACGGTGGATGCTGAATAGCCCTGGAAATGGTGCCAGACGGCGGCGGCATCGTCTACGGTGACTTCGGACAGGCGCTTCTCCCCCATGATCGGCAGCAGCGCTTCAAGCTGTTTGGCATAGTCATTATAGCACTTGTCAGAAACGCCCGCCTTATGCAAAGGGAGCCATTTCAGGATGTATTCGCCCACGGTTGGCCCGCGAAGCTGGGCGGCCTCCCCGGCAGCTTCCCGGCGCTTGTATTCATCACGGGCGGCCAGGGCTTCATCCGAAGTGTTCCCCATGAACTGGATACCCTTGTATTTGCAGCAGAACCGCCCATCCTTCCGGGCTTTCAAAACTTGTTTCTTCGGGCGCGGCACGGGATCACCACCTTGTCAATGCTTCAACCTCCCGAATGTTTCTTGTGTTCGTGTGATCGTTCCTTTTGATATGCCGTATTTCGTGCAGGAATGCGGCCTTTTTTGCTTTTGGTGACAAATCATCGTTTATGTAAATGCTGGCAAATCCTTCTTCATCAATTCGAACGGCTCCTTTTATATCGCCGGGCAGCTTCACCAGATACACACGAAAGCCGTCTCCATTCATTCTCCGTCACCGTCCTTTGGTTCCAGCGCTTTCAGCATGGCAGCAGCGGCGCGGAGGTGTTCCGGGCTGGCATTGTCGGCGGCATCGAACAAAAGGCGGTAGGCAGGATCACGGCGCAGGCGTTCACGGATGGCCCAGGCTTCATCTTCGGGTGTAGGCGCTTCATCCTGCCCGTATATTTCGCCGACGGTAACGCCGAAGAAATCAGCAATGACGGGCAGAAAATCAAGATCAGGACGGCGCTTTCCGTTTTCCCAGCTTGCAATGGTGGATTGGGACAGGTTCAGCTTTTCGGCAAGTTCGACTTGTGTTAGCCCTTTTTCCTTTCGCAACCGTTTCAAGTTTTCGCTCATCATTTTTTATCACCTCTTGTAATATTATAATATAAAAAAGAAGAAAATAAAATAGACTAATTGTAATATTACCTATTGACAATTATCACAGTTAGTGATATACTATAATTGTTCCAAGGGAGAACAAAAACAAGGAGGACAGAGAAAATGAAGAAGTACCGCGTTTACAAAGAGCTTTACGATGATAACGGGAACATCGTTCATAAGATGCCTGTTTGCTCAACTAAAACCTTGAAGCTTGCTTGCAGCATGGCCCGGACGAACGCTGGAATCGGCCCCGTTGGAATTTATGAAGTCAAGCCTGATGGCACGGAAGTAAAAGTTAAGTAACGATCACCCGCCCCGGAGGTTACGAGGGCAGAAAGGACGAAGGAACATGATTGTTAATTTCTATATGAGTTGCGGGCATTGGCAAGAAAAGGATTGCAGTACAACCGGAGAACAATTCCAGATCGACAAACGGTATTATGCGGCCCAAGGGCTTTGTGACGAATGCTGGAAAAAGCTGATTGAAAAACGAAACGCCGAACGGGAAGAAATGAGAAGAAAAAAGGGGGAAACATAATGGAAATGCAAAATGGCCGTCAGGTAATTGGATTGCACAATGATTTCTTAGTTGGCGGGAATATACTTCACATTATCCGGGTAGAAAAAGGCGAAGCGGTTCTGGAAAACGTCAAAACCGGGATAAAAAGCACTTACGGTATTCAGGCACTGGAACGTGTTGTCAGGGAATGCGGGTACACGATAAAAAAAGAATTATTGGAGGGCTGAACATGAAATCGCCTTTTGAATTGTTTATCGGCTTTACCGGATGCGGGTACACCTATTGCAATAAAGCAATAGAGCATGATGGTAACTACAAAAAACTTGCGTTTGTAGATTCCTACACCGGAAAAATCACATGGTATCAGAAACCGGAAAGAATCCCCGGCTATGTGCTTCTTCGGATTGAACATGATTCCGACGCAATAGCATCACGGAAGGGGGCGTAAATAACAGCAAGCCGGGCCGGGCGGCATAACCCGGAGAAGGGATAAGCATACCCGAAATATTACTAAATGTGCTATCACGCATTGACAAATATCACAAAACGTAATATAATACTAAGTGTGATAGGAAAGGGGGCGGTTCTCATAACCAACAACATTTTGAAGATCAGGACAGAAAAGGGGCTGACACAAGCCCAGCTTGCGGAAAAGCTGAACGTTCAGCAGAGCA